CAATAATGTCCGAGGCCTGGGATAAATACATCGAAAGCTGTAAAAAGCTCAAGAAGGAAGGAACTGTAATAACGACATCCAAAGGGTTTAAGATGATGAACCCGCTGGTCACGGTCCGCAACCAGGCGTTGAAAGACTTCCGCGAGAGGGCCGCCATGTTTGGCATGGATCCCGTCAGTAACCAGAAGATATCGAAACATGTCAGGCAGGATGATGATCCGTTCGATGAGCTATTGAGAAAGTATGACCAGGGGTGAGAAATATATTGACGAGGTCCTCTCCGGGAAGATCGCTGTAAGCAATCTTACACGACTTACTTTCGAGCGACACCGGCAGGATCTGATCAACGCTCCTGAGCAGGGATGGTATTTTGACCGCAAAGCTGTCAGAAAAGTCCTGGACTTTTTTACGCTCCTGAAGATACCTGCTGACAAAAAGGCATGGGTAACATTCAGACCGGAACCATGGCAGGAAGCTATTATGAGCATTTGCTTTGGCTGGAAAAAAAAAGACGGCACCAGGCGCTTTAACTATTGCTATATCGAGATCCCAAAGAAAAATGGCAAAACCACATGGTCCTCGGCAATAGCCAACTACCTTCTGTTCTTTGACGGCGAGCTGCAGGCAGAAATATATTGCGCGGCCACTGTTGAGAAACAGGCAAAGATATGCTTCTCATTTGCAAAGGATATGATCGGGCATTCCCCTGCCCTCTCACGGCGGGCAAAGATACTTACCAGGAACGTGAGTGTGCCGGCAACGTCAAGTAAAATGGAGCCCCTGGGCAAAGATTCCAAAACGATGGAAGGAATTAACCCGCACGGCGGTATCCTGGATGAGCTGCATGTATGGCAATCATTCGAGGTTAAGGACAATATGGACAGCGCATCTGTGAACCGGACACAGCCACTTTTCTGGATGATAACAACGGCCGGCCGGGATAAGAGTCTTCCATGCTTTGATTATCGCCAGCTCATTATTGACATACTTCAGGGGAAAAAGACACAGGATGATACCTTCGGGATTATCTATACCCTGGACCCGGAGGATGACTGGAAGGATCCGGTCAATTGGAGAAAGGCAAATCCAAACTGGGGGATATCGGTTCTGCCTGCTCGTTTTGAAAGTGAGTTCATTGGTGCTATGAATGACGGATCAAAAGAATTTTCTTTTAAGACCAAGAACCTTAACCTGTGGGTTGATGCACCCAAGGTATGGATTAAAGACGATCTGTGGCTAAAATGCAGCCATGGTACGGATCCGGAGGCACTGATCGGTCAGCGGTGTTATGCCGGGCTTGATCTGGCATCTCACAGAGACATTAACGCCCTGGGACTTTATTTCCCGGATATTGGTGGCCGGCCTGTATTCAGGATGTATTACTGGATCCCGGAGGCAAAAGCCCAGGAGCGGGCCGATAAGGTTGATTATCTCCGCTGGATTAACGAAGGATATATCCGGACAACTGAAGGAAATGTCATTGATATTGACGAGATGGTCGCGGACCTGATGAGGATCCTCGGCCTCTATCAGTGCCAGAGCGTTGGTTTTGACCCGGCCAAAGCTTACCATGGAGTCATACAGGGATTACTGCGTGAAGGCTATCCATCGGAGCAGCTGCATGAGTTTTCTCAGGGGATTATGACTATGAGCGCTCCCACGAAGGAGTTTGAGAGGCTGGTTCTCTCTGGCATACCTGATCACCTGGATGATCCGGTACTGCGCTGGATGCTTGGCAACGTGCAGATATATATTGATATCAATGACAACATCAAGCCGGATAAGAAACGCTCAATTGACAAAATAGACGGAATAGTAGCCATCATCATGGCTGTCGGTGAGTGCATGACTCTCGACAATCCGGCTGACACGAAGCTGATATATAACCATGGTCACTCGCTCAGGATGGTATGACTAAAAAAAAGTACATAATGCCACGCGCGGAGAAGGTGACTATCGATGCCGATATCGTCAGGATGTTTTCACGCCAGGGATTCATAGATTTATTTTGGGAAAAACTTCGTGAGGCAAGAGAAAATAACCCCCAAATTACCCATGAAGAGGTTTTTCATTGTATGAATAATCGCTGGAAGGAGGTTATGGGTGACTTCAGGTTCCGATCTTTCGAGAGTTTCCGCAAGAGTCGCGATCGATAGAAAAAAGGGAACAATGTTCCAGTCGTTCAGGAAAAATTTGTAATATAATTACAGCCATGACTTTTGACTCATGGCAGGTTTCAGAGAACGGTTAAAATATATTTTGTTTCCGGGTACCATGAAGAGGACCACCGATGAGGGTCTGCGAAAGACCTTCGCGGACCTGATCGGTGTGTCTGAAGCAGGAATCTGTGTCAATGAGGAGACTGCTCTGAAGATGTCTGCAGTATGGTCCTGTATAAGATTGCTCTCTGAACTGCCGGCGTCACTCCCCATAGAAGTATACCGTGAGACCGGCCGCAGTCGTGAGGCCATTGATCACCCGGTCAAGTCGCTCTTGCTGAATCCAACCGTCCTGATGAACCGCTTCACCTGGCACGAGTTGATGAATGCCTACCTTCAGGGTTGGGGCAATGCCGTGGCTATTATCCGGAGTGATGACTATTATGGTCTCCCCTACCAGCTGATACCAGTGCATCCTTCATCAGTAGCCGTAGTCGTTTCTGACGGCCAGGTCTTCTACAAGATCAATGACTATGATCAGAAGATTCATGGTACCTTCTTTGCATCTGAGGTGGTGCATTACAAGATGTTTTCTACTAATGGCCTCATGGGCAAAAGCCCGATCAGGATTGCAAGGGATAATATTGCCCTGGGTCTTGCAGCTGAGCAATTTGGAAATAAATTTTTCGCCCGGGGCGGCAATCTGAAGGCGGTCATAGAGTCCGAAGGGCACATGAGCGACAAGGAGTTTGTGGAGTGGAAAGCCCGCTGGGAGAAATTTTATAGCGGTCCCGTAGGAGATCACACCACTCCTATCCTGGAGTACGGGCTCAAATACAAGCAGCTGGGAATCCCTCCGGAGAACGCCCAGTTCATCGCAACCAGAACATTCCAGATTCAGGAGATAGCGAGAATTTTTAACGTGCCGCCTCACATGATTGCAGATCTGAGCAGGTCGACATTCTCGAACATCGAACATCAGGATATTCAATTTGTCAAATATACACTCAGGCCTATCCTCCGGCGCCAGGAAATGGAGCTGGAGGATAAGCTGCTTACTCCGGATGAGAAGGGAGTAATCCGTATCCGCTTCAACCTGGACGGCCTTCTCAGGGGTGACCTGGCTACACAGACCACTCACCTCAGGGAAATGGTGCTCTCAGGGATCATGGTTCCAAATGAAGCGCGCGGCATCCTTAATCTTAACCCGCTCCCCGGACTTGATAAACCTTATGTGCCTGCCAATATAGTTGGCAATAATAAACCAGAAGATCAGCCCGGAAATGAGGATCCGGAAAGCAATAATGATAAACCAGACGACGATGCCAAAGACGATCATTTACGGAACAAGGCGTGAGCCGGCCGCAGACGTTGCGAAGACCAGGACAATTGATTTTGTCCTTTCGACATATACCAGGGACAGCCATGGTACGGTATTGAATCAGGATGGATGGAGCCTTGATCGTTACCGCAAAAATCCGGTGGTCGCTTATCAGCATACCCTCTCAGGAGGCTTCTGCATGGATCCTAATCCCGATTATATCATTGGGAAATCTGTGAGCATTGGTCTGGAAGGTGAGGGCAGGGAAAAGTGCCTGGTGGCGTCAGTGCAGTTTGAACCGGCTGAGATCAATCCTCTCGCGGAGAAAATTTTTCAGAAAGTACTCTTCGGCTCTCTGTCGCGCTGCTCTGTTGGTTTCATTGAAGTCGGTCGCGGAAAATACGGAGAGAAGGAAGAGGCCAAAGGTGCTTCCAGGGAGACATACTACTTTGCGGGACAGGAACTCATAGAGTGGTCTATTGTCAACGTGCCTTCCAATCCGGATACAGGGAAAAGGGATGCCTTGCTGCGCCAGGTAAGAGAGGAGGCGTACGTGGCTTTGATGTATGCCTTCCGGGAGCTTGGCGGATCAGTTCGCCTGAGCGAGCTTGAAGATATGACTGTGAGACAGATTCTCGACATGCTTGATGGCAGAAGCCCGGAGAAGGTGATTAAGCTACTGCCGCCGGCCGAGGTTCTGAGGCAAAACAGGATCAGAGATTTACGAATAAAGGCCATAAAAGGCTAATTAGTAATAACTTAATAATTGACACAAATGCTTAAATCACAAATTCTCAAGAAGAAACGTGATGGCCTGAGGGCAGAAATTGACAAATTAGCCAAAAAGGCCAACGAAAGGACCAGCGAGGAAACTACCAGGCTGGATGAAATGCTCACCGAAGCTGAGGCTCTCGAAGATGAGATCAGGCGCGAAGAGCGCATCGAAAACCAGCAGAGGCTGCAGGCTTCACAGCAGGCTCCGCAGAACTCTCCCAGGGAAGAGAGAGATCTTCAGCAGTACTCATTTGTGAAGGCTATCCAGGAGTTTATTCGTACCGGCCGGCTCACGGGACTGGAGGCCGAGATGCACCAGGAAGCTGAAACCGAAATGAACCTCATAGGCCAGAGCCTCTCCGGGTTTGGAGTACCTTCCAGGGTACTCTGCCTGGGCAAGAAGCCTCAGACCAGGGCTGATGTTACCACAGGCACAGCACCGCTGATACCGACTGACCTGATGGGTTTTATTGACGCGCTCTATGCCAAGCTCATCTGTGTAAACCTGGGCGCCGAAGTGTGGTCCCGTCTGACCGCCAATATATCCATACCGCGTGTATCCTCAGCAGGTACTGCCGGGTGGGCAACTGAAGTTGCAAATGCCAGTGATGCCGGCACGGATACTGAAGCTATAACTGTCTCGCCAAAGAGGTTGACCTGCTATCAGGATGTCTCCAAGCTTCTCATCGCCCAGAGTCCTTATTCGGTTGAGGGAATCATGAGGAACCTGTTCATTAACGCCATGAGCATTGCTCTTGACAAGGCCTGTATTGCAGGCGCCACCAATGGCCCCACCGGCCTGCTCTCCACGACTGGTATCGGTGACGTTGCCGGCGGAACCAATGGCCTCGCCCCTACCCTCGCTCATATACTTGGTATCGTAAGAGAGGTAGCTATTGACAATGCTGACTTCGGAAAACTTGCATTTGCTTGCAGCCCGCAGGCACGCTGGAAGCTCATGAGCACAGCTATTGAGTCAGGTCATCCGGAGAGAGTCTGGAATGTCCTGCAGCCTGATACTTTAATTGGTTACAAAGCAGGCGTCTCGACGCTCGTTCCTGACAACCTGACGAAGGGTACTTCGAGTGCGGTATGTTCGGCAATCATCTTCGGAAACTGGGAAGAGATGATTATTGCCAACTTCGGAGGTATTGATATCACGGTCGACCAGTACAGCCAGGCTATAGGTAACAAGGTGAGAATCGTGCTGAACTCCTTCTGGGATTCAGTGCTCAAGCACCCGGCCAGCTTTGCTGCGATGAAAGATGCTCTCTGCGCATCATAGGGATAGTTCATCAGGTAGGTTATCGGACATGCCCGTGGAACCTGTCGCCTGAAGGTTGACAGGCCCGGGCCCTCCGATGATCTGCCATAAAAATCATTGCAATGAAAGAGAAATACGTAAGAGTAAAATTCATCAAGGCAGCATACGGTTATGCCTATTCTGCCGGTGACACAGGCATAGTTGAAGCTGATAAGGCTCCGGCGCTTATCAGGGAAGGCTGCATTCAGGTGCTGCCTGATGAGGATGACGAGCTTGATAATACACTCCCGGAAGATCTACCGGGAAGGGATAAGCTATTCAAGGCCGGCTTCAAAGAGATTGGGGAAATACGTGAGGCGGGCGAAAGCCTGACAGATATTCTCACGAAGAAGGAGCTGAAGGATCTGGGTGGCTATTTAGAGGCACAAAAATCATCCGAGTAGGTAAATGATCAGGTATAAGCTCAGTAAGGCACCGTTGGAACTTGACATCCTCGCAGAGGTCAGGAACAACCTACGTCTGCTAAATGAAGATCATGATGCTCTCCTGACAGAGCTGATCTCATCTGCAGTGACCGAGGTTGAAAACCACATCGGCCGGCAGCTGCTCAGGGCAACATACCTGGCATACTTTGACTCCTATCCTGGTGATGTGCTCGAGATCCACCTCGGACCTGTAGCCTCTGTTGTGGCTGTAAGATATTATGCCGACGGGGTCGCTGAACAGCAAACTGTTGATCCGGGAAATTATCAGCTCGATAATACTGAGCTGACAGCGAGACTTCTCTTCAGAGAGCGTTTCTCTCCGGATTCTTCCAGGCTCAATTCTATAGAGATAGAATTCACATGCGGATGGGAAAATAAGGCAGCGGTCCCGAAAGATATCCTTCGGGCGCTGATTCTCCTGGTATCAGAAGGTTTCCTTAACCCGGGAAACATGAGTCTGAACCAGGGCAGTGGACTTAGGACTACTGCTGCAATGAAGCTTCTGAGAAACTATAAAGTACAGCGTTTTTGATGCATCCTGGCGAGTTTGATAGAAAAGTTTCATTCTGTACTGTCACATCAGGGAAGACTAATATGGGCGGTGCGCAGAAGGTCTATACGGCTGCCTTCGAGGCATGGATGTCAAGAAAATCAGCCGGCCAGGGGGCTGAGGCATTCGTCACTCAACGGCTTGTTGTCCCGGTGAGATACATCTACCGCGGTCATTACAGGCCTGAGATAAATGAGACATACCAGATCGTAGATGCCGGGGAAAAGTTCAACATTCTTTCAGTCGACAAAACGGGGCAGGGACTTTACATCGAGATACTTGCAGAGAAGATCACGGAATGAACACAGAGTTCGAGATAGACGGATATGGTAATCTGATTGCTATCTTCAGGAAAATGCCTGAAGATGGGTATCGCAAGCCTGTTATGGCTGCCTTCCGGAAGGCGGCTGTGCCAGTGAAGCGTGCCATAATTGCCTCTCTGCCATCTTACCTGAAAGGCGTCAAGACTGCCGTAAAGATCAAGCCTGGAAAAGGGAAAAAACTGGTTCTCGCAGTAGGTGTTTATGGAAATACTGGAGTATACGTGAACCGACGTGGCGTTGGTTGGGATCCATATATGCTTGTTTACTGGCATAACTATGGTACCCTGAGCAATCGTGCTCCTGGTCACTCATTCCAGTACCGGCGCCGGAAAAAATCAGCCCACTGGAAGGGAGGGATCCGGCCGAGGTTCTTCGTTGACAGGGCTGTCGAATCTTCTATTGGCGAAGCACAGAGAATCTTCGATGAGGCTTACCTGGTTGAACATGAAAAATTCCTTGAAAAACTTGCCGTGCAATGATCTCCGAAGCAATACAGCAGACCCTGGCAACTATTATTCCTAATACCTACATGAGCATGGGCGACGAGGAGATCATCACTCCTTATGCCACTCATCGGGAGACCGGGGTACCTAACTACGGTAAAGCGGGAATCCTGGGCTATACCTACCAGGTAGAGGTGCTGATAGTAGACGACACGCCGGATAAAGTCGAGCAGTTACTGCAGTCAGTAAAAAACGCTCTGCGGGAGCTGGAGGGTACTACGGTATGCGGTACCGGCATTGAGCTGGTGATCTGGGAAGATGATGAGCCTGACTTTGATATTGAATCTCAGATGTATACCAGTGTAAGTACATTTACAATTGATACATCAAATCGCTAATAAACAATAAGATGGCAACAAAAGTAAAGGGCTATGAGCTCACAATAAAAATCGGAACCAAGCTGATCACCGGACTGATCACCACAGGCTTCAAGATTAAGCCTAATTATGAAGAGATCCTTCACAAAGAAATGGGGGGCGTCCCGGTGGAGGATATTATTGACGCTGATTATGAGTTCACCGCATCTGGTCAGGCTTACCTGGCAACAACTGCCGAGCAGCCTACCCATATTGACTTTGAGGACCTGAGGGAGATGGCGCCAGCAGGAACATCTCTTGCATTTGTATATGGGCGTTTTGTTGCCGGGTCAAGAATCGTCAGCGGAAATGCAAAGATACAGGACTACGGTGAGGATGCAAATTCAAAGGACACAGCAACTTTTTCCGTAACATTCAAAGCCAACAAAGGCAGTGTGACTTTCGGCGACTACACCCCATAATGCGATGGCAAGAGACTAC